AGTATACTAGTGGCAGATATTAAGTTCTACAAAGTAGATGATGATGGTAACGAAGTCTTAACAAAAGATGGAAAGCACATACAACTTTACGAACTAAAAAGAAATATTAGATTTAAACCACTAGAGTATCTATGTGAAGACATGGATGATGACATACTAGAGGAGATTCAAGAAAGTAATAATACTTTTATTGATATAAATAACACAGGGGGTAAATGGTAAATGGTAAGACATTTAGAATATATGAAAAATAAATTTAAAGAGTTAGAAGAAAAATCGAAGGAGCAACAAGTGAAATATTTAAGTGGAACAAAAAAAGAAGAACAATCTACAGATATGGTTAATAGTCCTATACACTACAATAAGGCAGGTATAGAGACCATAGATGGATTAGAGGCTATGTTAGTAGATGGATTTGACTACTACTTACAAGGTAACATAGTTAAATACCTATGGAGATTTAGATACAAGAATGGCTTAGAGGATTTGAAGAAAGCACAATGGTATCTTAATAAATTAATTGAAACATACGAGGAGAAGTAAAATGAAATTATACAAATTAGTCAATGTACTAGGTGCATTAAATGATACAGGTAAACTAGCTAGTGATATGTATGAACTAGGTAAAAAAAGATATTACTCAAAAGCACATGAACAAGAGATACCTATATCAGAAATGGATTTTCAACACATGGTTAGGGCATTTGTAAAGTTAAATGAGGAAGTTAAATACTTTAAAAAACTTAATGAAGATGGCTTTATCTCAAGTGTACATGATTTAGATAAGATTGAAAGACTAGAAAGTTTTAATGAACATAACCATAAAGTGTACAAGAAAAACTTGAAAGAACAAGAGGATAGATTACAAGCTATCATAGATGAAAAAGATGAGTTGATAGATAAGTGGTCTGAGGCAGAACACAGGTGGAGAAAAGCATATCAAGATGTTGCTCATACTAATGGACATTACTATACCTTTAGTGAAGTACCACAAGACGAAGAAGGCAAGGAGTTTGTCAAGAGTTGTAGGAAGTATCTTAACAAAGAATCATACAACATAAGAGTAAAAGGACAACACCTCAAGAAGGAATTGTATGGACAAGGTAGGGCATATCATGGTGCTAACATGGAAGATTCTACACATATGAGAGTTTACATAGATAAAAAATAGGAGTAGTAAATGTGGGAAGAAGAAGATTTGTATTATCTTTTCGAGGAAACACTACGAGAAGATGAAGAAGATTGCATACCAAATGAGGAGATACCAACTTTATATGGAGATTGACAATGTTACCAAATAATGATAATACTATATTAATTTTAATTATGTCAGGAATAATTATGTTATTCTTTTCATGCTACATAGGAGTGTAATATGAGTAATAAAAGTTATCACACAGTAGATGTGTTTGACTACGTTGATGAAGAAGAAGACGTAGAAGAATATGGGAAACGTCTTTACATAGATGTAAGTCGTTTAGCAGATGATATTAAAACAGAACTAGAAAAAAATCCAAACTATAAAGAACACGACATTGAATTTTGTGGTGTAAAAAGATGGGAGTAGTAATATGGCTAGTACAAATGCAAAAGTTAAAGAGATAAACTTAACTGTAAAACCTCAAGAGTTAGAACTAATACTTGATGCTCTTGTGAATGGATTAGATGACATGCAAACAGGTAATGATGATTTATCTTTACGTACTATTGATGTAGGGCGATTGCCTTTCTACAAAGTAGATAAAGGTTTATGTGAACATCAAAGAGAATGGTACATAAGATATAGCCGACTGCACACACAGTTAGGTAGAATGTACACTAAAGTAAGAAAGATAGGAGTAGCACAATGAATGTACTAAGTTTATTTGATGGTTGTAGTAGTGGACAACTTGCCCTTGAAAGAGCAGATGTCTACGTAGAAAATTACTTTGCAAGTGAGATTGACAAGTATGCAATCACAGTTACACAAGCTAACTTCCCTAATACATTTCAATGGGGAGATGTAACTAAGATTAAAGTACCTACTGAAGGTAGTATTGATTTACTCATGGGTGGTTCGCCTTGCACAGGATTTTCCTTTGCAGGAAAGCAGTTAAACTTTGATGACCCTCAAAGTAAATTGTTCTTTCACTTTGTAGAGATTCTATCTTTAGTCAAACCTAAATATGTACTTCTTGAGAATGTACGCATGAAGAAAGAGTATCAAGATACCATATCATATCACATGGGTTTTGAGCCACAAGCATTAAACTCTAAATGGTTGAGTGGTCAGAATAGATACAGACTATATTGGTGGGGTAAGTTACAATCTGATGGTACATACAAGCAGATACCTATACCACGCATGGTAGATAAAAAGATTGCTATGCAAGACATACTAGAAGATGGCTATGCCACAGATGAGATGACTAGTCAAGATGGCAAGTCTCATTGTCTTACTGCGAGATACAATGGTGCAGTATGGTGGAATAGTATTGAACGTAAACAACGTACTATGGTACTCAAGGATAACCCTACCATGTCCAAAGACGGATTGATTAGGGTAGGTACTGCTGACCTCAAAGGTCATGACTCTATCAAGAGAGTGTATGCACAAGAAGGCAAAGCACCTACTCTTACCACCATGCAAGGTGGACACAGAGAACCAAAGGTTGCTATTGGTAGGATTGTCAATCGTAGACTAGACGAGCATGGTACTAGGAAAGATGACCAACTAGACCTACCATTCACTAGGCAACTAGAGGTGCGAGATGATGAGAAGTCTAACTGTCTTACTACTGTGCAGAAAGATAATGTGGTAGTATCAAAAGATATGTGGCGAAAGCTGACACCCCTAGAGTGTGAGAGATTGCAGACATTACCTGACAACTATACTAATCATGTGTCTAACTCACAACGATACAAGATGATTGGTAATGGTTGGACAGTAGATGTGATTGCACATATACTCAAGACTATGGATTGTGATAAACTATATAAACTAAATGACCCTATATGGGATGAAAGATGGACAAAGGAGAATGTATAATGGCATTTGACCAAATGAATATTAAAGATATGTTGTGTGATATGTATGACATTCAACGTCAAGTTAAACAAGCGAAGTTACTTGATACACCAAAAGATAATGATGGAACTATCTTTACAATTAAAGATTGTTTTGACAATGTTATTGGTCAACTAAAACAAGAACTTGAACGTAGAGGACAAAAGATATGATAGCTGAATCACTAATATGTCTAGCACTTAACGTATATCACGAGGCAAAGAATCAAAGTTTCATAGGACAAGTAGCAGTTGCACAAGTTGTAATGAATAGGGTAAAGGATAATAGATACCCTAATAATGTGTGTGATGTAGTCAAACAGGGTTTAACATACAAATGGAAACCTACACTACCCATCAAGAATAGGTGTCAATTCAGTTGGTATTGTGATGGCAAGAGTGATAAACCACGAGAACCAAAAGCATGGAGAGATGCTATGCACGTAGCAAATGGTGTGTATAATGGACACCTAGATGATTTTGTAGAAGGTTCTACACACTATCATGCATACTATGTCCGACCTAGTTGGGCAGAGACAAAGACTTATATAACTAGAATAGATGACCACATATTTTATAGGTGGGATATTGAAAGGAGTAAAAAATGACAATGTATAGATTAGAAATGAAACCTCATGTTGAAACAGATGCTCAATATGAGAAAAGAAAAATGAATTTGTTAGAACTTGAAGAACAAATAAAAGAGCATAAGATTATTGAAAATATTAAAAATGGCATAGCTGATGGTTTATTGCATGGCGAAAGAGATGACACTAAGACACATCACTATTATAAGATAGGTTATGACTATGGTTGTACCATGTTTGATATGCTAGGCACTAATGTATGTAGAACTAAAATAAAGGATGGAACAGAGAATGAATAGATTTATTATAGAAAAAACCCCACAAGAGATTGCATCATCTCTATGTGACCAACACGTTGTTAAGATGCCATTGGAAGAGGCACAGATGCTATGCACTACATTGTGGCATCATGCACCTAACTATGCAGAGGAGAATGATCTGTATAAACCAGTGCATCAGAAACACCCTTGCACACTATGGGCAATGGAGTGTCGCATGAACTATATGTGGGCAACTAATTTGTATGTGGCTATGCTACAAGAATATACAAAAAGATACCATAAAGTTCATGGTGCAAGTAAACATTGTGATGCTATAATTATGGGTGCAGGTTTGATACCAAACACAACTAATTTTATTACACCACACCCACAATGTTTTAGTGGGCATGATGATTTAAAGACAGACGAGTTCTTTCCTATAGAGGCATATAGGAAATTCTACATAGTTGACAAATCTAGATTTGCTAGATACAACTATACACAAAAACCACACTGGATGAAAGGAGAAGTGGCATGAAGATATATAAGTTGGTAAACGTACTCGGTGCGTTAAATGATACAGGTAAATTAGCTTGTGATATGTATAATTTAGGTAAGCAACACTATTACTCTACTGCACATCAACAAGATATACCTATATCAGAGATGGAATTTCAACATTTGGTCAGAGCATTTATAAAACAAAGTGCTGAAGTTAAATATTACAAGAAACTTGCAGAGGATAACTTTAAATCATCCGTTGATGAAAGCGAGACATCAGATGATTGGAAGAAAAAGTATGATGCTTTACGTGAAACATATGCAATATTGTTTGATTCTGCTGAAGTAAAAGATAAGAAACACCATGAGCAAATGGAGAATGCAGACAAGCAGCTTATGTATCAAGAGAAAATAATAGAGGGTCTAAGAAGTGAGATCAAAGCTTGGAAAGAAAAGAAAGGAGACTAATAATGTGGCATAGAATACAAGATTTTTTTGAAAAAGATTTTAATAGAAAATATGGTGAGGGTACAAAGTTTGACCTTGACTATGGGAAATTGTTAATAATAGCACTATGTATTTACATAGCACTGGAGGTGTAGAGTGAAAAATAAAAAATTGTCAAGTTTAGTTGATGACTATTATTTATCTTTTGATTTCAAGAGCTTACGAGATAAAACTAAAGAACAATATCAATATTTTCTTGGGGTTCTTTTGGATACAAAAATTGATGATGCACAAAAATTAAGCAATATCAACTTTTCTGATATCACCACAAAGATGGCTAAACTTGCATATGAAGATTGGTGTGAGAGAGGTATACACCTTGCTAATCATGTCATGTCTGTGGCAAGAGTGGTATATAATTATGGCATACACATGGAGCATTGCACAGTTAACCCATTCTCTAGTATAAAAAGACGAACACCTATAGCTAGAAAAGTTGTGTGGACACGAGAAGATGTAAAAGCATACTTGGATGTAGCATATTCTGATTTTTACACTAGAAATTTAGGATTGATTGTGCAGATGGCATATGAATGGTGTCAGAGAGTAGGAGATATGAGACTACTAAAATTTTCTAGCATAGATTATGACAAAGGTGTGTTAAATCTAGAGCAATCTAAGAGAAGAAGTGTAGTTCATCTACCTATTTCATGGGAGTTATTAGAGATGCTTAACCAACAGAAAATGGACTTTGGTTTTCAAGAATATGTAGCACCTCGCCCTCGCCCTAGAAGAGGCATACACGAGCCTTATTCAATCACTAAGCTACCAGTAGAGGCTAGAAAGATTATGGACTCTGCAGGACTCTCTAAGGAGCTTAGATTGGCAGATCTAAGAAGGACAGGTACAACTGAAATGGTTGAGGCTGGTGTTTCAATGGGAAATATTATGTCTGTCACGGGTCATACCAACCCACAAAGTGTTAAACCTTACATGAAAAATACCTTTGCTTCTGCTAATTTAGCATTAAGTACAAGAAAAAGTTTGACACAATTTTAATCTCGTGTTACAAGACATTGCATTGTCCGAAACACTAATATATATAAGGAACATATATAATGTATAATATATTAGAATTTGTAAAAGATTTAAACATTCCTATTGATGAGACACGTAGATTGAATTGTCCTGTGTGTAAATCCTACAAGACATTTACTGCTACAAATAATATGGGTTCATTAGTATGGAATTGTTATAAGATTTCCTGTAGTTTAAGTGGGAGTACACGTATCAGATTATCTGTAGATGACATCAAGTCTGTGAGTACAAAAAAAGAATTGGCTGCAACTGATGCATTTCAAATGCCTGAATACGTAGTTCCTCATAACAATAGGAATGGTCTCATGTCTTTCTGTGACAGGTGGCAACTAGATGCAGACAAACTAAACTTACACTATGACGTGAAGGATGACAGAGTGGTGTTTCCCATAGAACATAAGGGTAAGTTAGTTGATGCAACTGGTAGAGCTTTAGGCAAACGTCTACCTAAATGGAAAAGATATGGGAATAATCCCTTGCCATACTTTCATGGTTATGGTAAGGTCGCAGTTGTAGTTGAAGATTGTGTAAGTGCTTGTGTCCTAGATAGCAATATATATGTTGGGGTGGCTATACTTGGAACTTCATTATCAGAAGAACATAAGATTTTCTTGTCACAGTTTTCAACTACTATCATTGCGTTAGATCCTGATGCATTGCCAAAGATACTTCAGTTTGCAAAGGAGTTACGTGGATACGTTCCCAACATACGTGTCCTCAGACTTCAAGATGATTTGAAGTATAGAAATGAGGAAGATATTTACAACTTATATAATTTAACCCCAAAGGAGTAATATATGGAAAATTCACTATTAAGAAGTCTAATGGATAGAGAGTTCTACAAAGAGCATCGTGGAGCTAGATGTCCAGATAGATTGTTTAGCAAAGACGCTAGAAAAATAAAACAAGCAATAGACTTGGCTATGGATAGGTATGAACGCACAGTTACACCAGATGAGATTGAGGCTTTATTTATATCAAGCAATCCTTCTATGTCTACTGCACAGAAACAAGCATATCTAGCTTTATTCAAATCTATAAAGAATGAAAAACCTTTAGGTGCTGATGTTGCACAAGAGGTGTTGTCTAAGTTGTTTCAACAAGTTGTTGGAGAGGACATAGCTAATTTAGGATTTGACTATGTAAATGGTACTAA